TGGAACGGGCTGGGAGAGTATCTAAGGGAGACGGAAAAGAAGTCGACCACAAAGACTTCAACCCGGAGAACAACAGCTCTTCGAATCTTCGGGTAGTTAAAAGAAAAACTAACCGCGAGAAACAACCCAAACGAAGCTAAACTAAAACCATGGAACAACCTAATTTTTTACAGCGACCCGGTGGTCTTGGACCTATGCCCGGTCTCAAACCGTTAGGTATGCCGATGTCAAAACCTTCGGCTTATATGAACGATGACATCAGTATTACTGCCCGTCGGCAAGCTTATTCCGACGATGTCAACCGAGTCTTCGCTCAATACAATATCGATCACGGAACTTACAGCCGTTCACCTGTAAATCCTCTTCCTTACGCTGAAGGCAATATTACTAAATCAGCTCAACCGACTGGTCCCGCAGGTTATAACCACAGGGAAATGCCTCTGCCCGAAAGAGCTGTGGACATTCCGAAAGAGCAATATATCGCTGAGACGTCACTTGCTCAGAATCCCACCATGCGTGGGAGCGTACAAGCTCTTACAATTCTTCCTCAGCAAAACTTCCTGAATACTCAAGATCCTAATCAAATGATGTATACGCAGGACTACCGGGGTGCTGATGACATTTCCTTACAGGAACAAATTATGGGAGGTAAGAAATGATGATGCGGAGCGAGCAAATGGGTCCTACTCGCATGGCTGGTATGGCACTAGGTATGCGTCCTGCGGACATGGTGCGTGCTGTGAGTAATCCTTCAGAGCTAACTGCACGCCTGCGTTATCAACAGACATTCCCAAGAAGTTGAGGTAGTGTTACCCGAGATCGATCTCGGAAATGCATACCGCAAAGCTTGATTGGATTACTCCTGAAGCCGAGAAAGTAATCGCTCGTCACGCTCGTGTGTCGACGTCAAATCCTGATAGAGAAGAGTACGCACGACTACTCTCTTATTGCATCAAGCACGGTCATTGGTCGATCCTGGAGCAGGCCAATGTCAGTTTTGAAATTATCACCTCCAGGGCGATTTCGGCTCAGCTGATCCGCCATAAATCCCTGTGCTTTCAGGAACTGTCTCAACGTTATACAAATCCTTTCGAGACGCTGCCGGACGGCATTCACGATCGACCTCAAGAGTTTTCAATTCGCAAGCAAGCTGATAAAAATAGGCAGTCGAGTACAGAAAACATTGATCCAGGGCTGTTGGCTTCTTTTAGGGATCGCATTTACAAATTCGATGCTGAGGCGTATGCGCTCTATAGCGACATGCTAGAAGCAGGAGTGGCGAGGGAGTGTGCAAGAAACATTCTTCCTATGTACACGCCCACAAGACTCCATGCAAACGGCACAGTGCGATCATGGGCGCATTATGTGGGGCTGAGAGCTAAAGAAGATACTCAGCTGGAGCACCAACTAATCGCTCGTCAGATTGCCATGATTCTTGGCCTTGAGCTACCTACTGTTGTCAAAGCCCTTGTGGAGACCGACGATCACTCACTCGACGGTTGGCGATTTTTGTCAGACATATCTTGATCCTCTTCGACCCAGTATCCGATGGTCGTTTCTTGTTCGATAAAACCCATCAAATTGGCGAGAGCTTCGTCCAGAAGTTTTTGATCTTCTTCTGAAAGTTTCTCTACGATCTCGTCGACTTCACTATCGACATGATCTTTTGACTCTTCAGACATCATCAAACTCCTGGAGGTACGTTTGGCGAGCTTCTTCGTTAATTCTTTTGCGAAGATAAGCAATTTTATCGTCGACGAGATGGGCGCTTGAGACATATGTAGCGCATGTGAATCCATCACGTTTAAGTTCTACTCTTATCAGCTCAGGGCCTTGTGTGTCGATAGAGATTTTCTCTTCACTCACGTCGGGTCTTTCCAAGGGTTTTCGGGAGCTGGTGCTGTTTGTCGAGGCGCTGTTACCTGGGCTAACTGAGCCGCACGAATAATCTGACGATGCTGCTCGAGTTCTTGAGAAAGGGCTGCGGTCTGTTGTTTGGCCCAGTTTTGAGCGTTGTTAGTAAGTTCGTCTAACACGCTTGAGCTGTGTGGGAAATTAAAAGTTGTTCCTACTCCTTTGTTGTTATTTATTTTAGTTGCGCCAGTAGTTTCAGCTAGTGCAGAAAGAAAGCCGTGCGCCTGATCGATGCTGACATTTGCGATGAAAGAAAGTTCAACGGGATCAACTAAACCACGATTTTTTTCGTATAAAGCACTGAAAGCCCCGCTGACTCGATGAGCAATATCTGAACCTTCACGAGAGCGTAAAGCCTTCTTGTCAGCAATAGACACACCAGCTAAAACCCCTCCCATAAAAGTGAGAGGGGCACCAACAAACTGAGGAGCTGTGATCGCCGTGGCGACAGCAGCAGCGCCACCGAAAAAGATAGTCAGAGGAAAGAACTTAAGTGCCATCGTGCTTTTGAAAAGATGATTCCCATTTAGAAAAGTCAGGCTCCTGAGCGAACTCCACTGGGTTCGGAAGCCGTGTATCACCATGAGAGGCGCGATCAGATGTTAGATCAAAAGGTTTCAGACGCAAACCTTTGATCGCAGGCATGCCTGATTTTGTTGTTGCTTTGCAATGAGGTAACTTCAAGATATTGCACAGAGTCTCTAATGTTCTTTCTACAAAGCGAGGTTTAGCAGCAGGTTTGTACCCGCAAGCTTTGCAGAAGTTGGCGTAACTCGCGTACAGCTCGGCATATGCGTTTTTGACGAACATACCTTTTTCTGACTCATCCGTGCTTGGGCGAGCGGCACCCCGACCAACATGCGTGGACGTGTTCGGCGCATAAAGACAGCACTCTCCCATCCAAGCGACGTATTGGTTGTTGAAGACCAAAGCATCGATGTTGGTTTGAGCGAGCGAGGGAGCGTGTTTTACAGGGTTGGCGAGAACGTCCCGCATCTCGGCAAAAGGCATTGATAAGGCCCAGGAAACAATGCCTGGGAGTTCTTCAACGAAGTCACCTTCGAGCCTGTCGTCGTAGACATCTAGTAGCTGTCGACGCTGGCTAGGAGGTACAACTTTGTCCATAACGATTGTCAAACGCCGACGTTCGAGACCGCTGGTGGAGTCGTTGGAGCTGATGTGTTCGTTACTTGCGATGCACACCAAACACTCAGGTTTAAAACTAATAATCTCTTTACCGTATTTACGTTCTGCGCGAAGCGTGTCTGACGCTGAGGTCAGTTTTTTCAGAACGTCCATGCGTTTGTTGTAGTTTGATTCGTCTGTGAGGAGCAACAGACGCTTACCAATCAGGTTGTAGGTTTCAAATTTGTTTTGTTCGATAAGCTCCAGGCTGGAGGTGTGGGTGCTGTTGAAGCCAGCAAGCGCAATCATGAGCTGCTGCATCGTCGACTTACCGGTTCCACCTGGGCCAACTAAGTGCAGGAATCGTTCGCCAGAGGTGTAACCAGTTAAAAGGGCTCTGGAGAAAGCTTGAATGAGTTTTGCTTGACCCTTACGAAGGGAGTCGTCCATCCAAGTTAGAAACTTTGGACACTTGCGATCTTGATCCCACTCGTAAAGGAGACGAGACCGAAAGTAAAGCTCTTTGTTTTTTCCTGGTTCAAACTCAAAACTGTCGCTGTCGAGTGCACCATTGGCAAAAGGGATGTGCTTTCTGCCCATGCTGAAAATGCTTGTCCGACCACCGTCAAGAGACTTAAGCATCTTTGCCTGGAGCATCGCGTACACACTGTTGACAGTAGAAGCTGCGTATTTCGGTAAGACCCCAGCTGACACAAAAGTGTCTAATGCATTAACTATGCGCCTTTTGACGTGCATTTCGTCTTGCACATACCAGATACCTGTGTCCTCGTCGTAGGTATAAAAGTTGTCGTGGGTGCTGTCGTACAAATAATTATCGCCTTGATTTGTGGCGATTATCTCGGCTACGTCGTTTTCTGCAAAGGCTCTTTTTTGTTCAGCTGCGTTTTGCAGATTTACTAGTTGTGCAGGCGTCTCTGGGACAGCGGTTTCTTTGTTTGTCATTGTTGTTTTTGTTGATGTTGTTGTAGGTTCTTCCGAAGATTTTTCATCGAGAGAGAAATCATCGAAAGTCAAAATAGAATCGAAAGCTTTAGCTCTGGCTTGCTTGACTGATTCTTCGATGTCGTTAGGGACGACATCTTTGAAAGTGTCGATGTCGACGGATTTGAGCCGTTTCCAGGCTGCAATATCGTCATGCTCCGATGCCATAACGATAGCTGGTCTGATCGTCTCAACATCTCGGATGCTTTCAACGATGCGAGTAAATTTGCCGTCTACCTCCGCTGGGTACGCATAGACAGCATAGAACGCACGGTGTGCTATTGTCAAGGGTGAGATTCGACTCGCGATTCCGTTTTCCCTAAGCCAGTTAGTCCAGCCGAGGATTTCTTTTACAGCCCTTGTCACAGCGAGACTTCTGTCGTCTACCGGCTTTCCTTCAAGGATGTCTGAAACAGACCTTGCCAAAAGCTTTTCAAAATCTATGCCGTCCTCTTCAATAGTTATATCTTCAAGCGCTTCGGTGACATCGAACCGATCACCTTTCTCTTCTTTAGGAAGTGAATGAAAAACTTTGAGCGCCTCGTCAATTTTTTCTGACGGTATAAATTTATCTGTAATTGTTAGTATCCCTTCTACTGACTTCGAACCGTAGAAAAGGTTCGGAACCTGCGTGGCGCGGATGTCTGACCCAGGAATATCTTTAGATATTGCCCTAGTAAACCACTGATAAAAATCACCGTCGATGACTGGTTTTTCTAAGCCAAAAACTAACCTAAACCGAGGCCAAGATTCTGAAGTTGAAGGTGAGTCGTAAGCAAGAGAAAGATATTTTTTACATATATCGAGTTCTTGAGCTTGCTCCCAAGTGAGCTCTTGTTTTTGAATTTTATTTCCTTCAGCGTCTTTTCCGTCGGCTTGATTATCGATGTCGATAATTATCAAGCCAGCATGGACGATTCCAGTATTGTCTTTGACGCGCTTGCCTTCGAGCAAATGCCACGCGCATAAACCCCTCTGCTGACCTACTTCGTCCGCGATACCGAGGGCGTCAAGTTCTACAGGTTCCCAGTTATTGTTAAAAGATCGAAAGTCACCACCTGCCTCAATCTTGCCCGTAGCAGCATCTAGTGCACTAACTACTTTGCTGTTTACGGAACAAATGAATTGCATGACGTGATTTGATGTCTCACCATTCTGCCTTGGATCTGAGGTTTTAACACCTATCTGACAAAGATTTAAGAGTGACCGGCCTTTGGTCGTACCTCGTTAAAAAATTTGTCGACTAAAGCGAGCCACGCAAGCTCGTCCTTTTCGACCTCGGATTCACCAAAGGTAAAGACTTGAGTCTGATAGTCATCTATCGGTGTGGACACGATAATCTGCGTTTTACTAATTTTGATACCTAAGCAGGCTTCTGCTGCAAGTTTGTAGGCAGCTAATTGTAGTCGTGTTTTCTTGACCTTAAACACTCCTGAAATGAGTGCCTTTTTAGTTTTTTCGTCGATGTTGGACTTCTTATTAGGAAAACGTGCGCTGTAGGGACCTGCGCTCGTCTTAAAGTCAGCTAGGACAATCTCTGCGTTGTTGTCCATATAAATTAAATCACAGCACCCTGCGTATCCGTGTTTTGTATTTTCGTCGTAGTAGAAAATTCTTCCTACACCATCGTCTCCAACGTACTTAGACCAACTTGGTTGATTGTAAGGTCGCTCAGACCATAGGACTCTGCCTCCTTCAAGAATCTCGTCCATTCTCTCAGGAACGCCTTTCCAAAAAGGAGCGTATGCCTCTGGAGGCACAACCTTCAAGCCACGAATATGATTTTCAGTTGCCTCGTGAATCCACGTTCCTCGAGCTGCTGCTGCGTCAGCTGCACCAGGGTTCATAATGTTCCAGTGAGCCAGTTTTTGCTGAGTCTTAGCTGACTGAGTGCTACTAAGAATTGAAGTTACAGACGGTAGATAATCAGGTACTCCAGGACACTTGTAGTGCCTCAAACCGTTGATAGTTTTACGTGTATCCATGCTTTTTAATTTATTTAATACTAGAACTGCGCTAGTCCGTTGCCTGCGTCTTTATTGTCACCGTCGCTGTCGTCTATAAAAAATTCACTTTTTTGATACTCGAAATCTCTATTACGTTGATCTAGCTCACTCAGCAAGCAACGACCCGCTGAAAAAGAGTCGGCAACAAGTTCTGCAGTTTCATCTGCTTCACGAGGTTGACCAGCGTGGTCTACGCATTCTTGCAGAATTTGATTACTTACCAACAACGCTGCAATAGTATCAAGCTTTTTATTTGTTTCTTGTTGTGCTTCAATCCATTGCGTCAGAAGCAGCTGCAGTCGTCCTTTCATTTTTTTGTAAAAAGTATTTTGGTCGCTGCCAGCTTACATCGAAATCAATATTTGTCCCCCTATCTGTTGGCTTCGCTTTGTCGTATACCATCCACGCAGATGTTACTGAGTCTTTTGTTTTACCCTGATCAGCACGAAATATTGGCCGAGGATTTAAAACGATAAGATTCGATAAAGGTTTTTCCAGTAAAAACTCAGATCTCGCCCGTGTGGGCTCAAGAAATGTTAAGCGGTCAAGAATAATAAGACCGCGATTAGCGAGTTCGAAACCCGGCTCAATAACCCATTGAATATTCTCACGCACACCCTGGGTAATCGCCACGGTCCAATCGAAGTCAGGGAGATTTCTCCACCAAGAAGTATCGAGGTAGTCGGTATCACTATTAGCTCGGATACAGTCGGAGTGTCCCATCGACTTTAATTGAGCTTCGAGCTGTCCGTCTGTATCAAGAGGTAGGACAATCCTCCCAGACACGAGGTTTTTTTCCGTAATAGGATTAATAATATTGTCGGGTACTTTATAAAAGCTCATGGAAAGTGATGATCTACTACGGCAGTTACGTGAGTATATGACGATCGAGCAAGAGTTTTATCATCATAGATTTATGTCTCGTGCACGAAAAATTGAAAAGGCAGAGGACTTTGTAGAGATCTTAGACCTGCTCCACGCAAACTACCTAGTTCAAAAAAGGCTTTTTCAAAATCTTGCAAAGTCTGTTGCAGACTCTGGAGTAGAGCTACCTCGTTTAAGCGATTTGCTTTAGCAATAAAAAACCGCCGAGAGCACTTCGGCGGTTTGGTGTGTATGTGAGTAGCCTTTAGATTACACCGAAAGACCCGCAGCTTTCAAGGCTTCCTTCTGTTCCTTTGTCAGTTCTTTAGAATTGTCTGACGTGGGTTCTGGAGGCGCTGCCTTAGGTTCGCCCGCACCAGCAGGAAGAGCGCTAAGACCTTCCGCCTTAGATCCCTCCAGCTGAGGATTGGCTTCATCGAAAGCTGCTTTGATTTCGGCATGATCAGTTCCAAGAGGTAGTTCAACCAAATTCGCACCGGAGATATGAGAACGAAGTGCACTTGATACCAAGTCTCCTCCATCGTTTTGGAGCCACTCGTTAATATCTTTGATGAGAATTTTCTCTTCGTCGTCTTTGACTGGACGGTCAACAAACTCAAGCACGTTGTAATTAACTTTACCTGTGTCTGCGCCGGTAATCGGATCAGTTTGGGTAAAGCTTCTTTGAACAAACTTAGTTTGAGTCACAACCTCCGCGACGTTGATGCGGTTGTTGTAAAGGGTTTGAAAATATGAGATGAAATTCTTTTGACTGCTCTTACCAGAGATAACAGCAGTTGATACGCATCGACTAGGTAACAGACGATGAGTAGGGTCCACACCAATAAACGCAACCCTGATGAATTCTTGACGGTTTCGCATTCCAAGGTTCCCATAGAAGGGAGTAAACCCGAGCAATACAAATGAAATAGGGATTCCGTTGTCATTGGAATCTGTGATTGCTTGATCGGGATCCGTATCCGACTTCCAGCGACGTTGCTGAAGATCGATGCGGAGCGTGTGCGGTGGGACTTGGCAGAGAATCTCATCAGCCGCAAATTGTCCAGCGATAAAAACCATGACTAATCAAAGAGAGAAGTTAATTGAACCAATAGCCGCTGCAGCGACTTGACCTTTTTCAGGGTCAGCTGCTTTTTTGGGCGCGGACTTCGTGCCCTTAGGAAGGTAAAGAATCTGATCTACGGCGTAGTTCAGATACTGCTTTTCACCTTTTTCACTCGTGCTGACCCGACCGACAGCGATCGTGGGTGTTCCGTTAGGTAGCTCAGAGAGTTGTTTGGAGTGCTGGTTCCAGGCTGTGAGCTTGAACCAATTTGTTTCTTTGTCGTCGGGAGCCTGCCAGGCAATGGATCGGTTTGTGACAGTTGAGTCACCAACCTCGCTCTCTTCTGACTTTGGACCAAGTCCACCGCACGCCATAAAAGTATTGATGGCGAGGATGTCACTAAAGTTTTCAGGAGTCACAACCAACATTGGTTGCATCTGAATCACACCGTCTGGCGTGGCTTTGGTTGGTCCAATGGCGAGAACTTCTTGTTTTTCGTCAAGGTCTTTAAGAAGTTTGCCGACGTAGTGATCTTGTTTTTGGATCAGTTGGACTTTGGTAGAAATCTTTTTGTTAGACGAGGGCAGGGATTCAGCAATGACGTTGACTTTGCCGTCTTCGACCATTGCAGAGTCTGTGACCCTAAGTCCCAGAAGAAAAACGTTCATCTTTGAGGATTCGGTAAATCGTTGAGCGGTGTACGTTGAGTGCCTTGGCGATTTGCGGAACGCTCGCGCCTTGGCTACGGAATGCTAAAAGCATCTGCAAGTCCCCGCCACCTATTTTTGAATTTTTTTCATGCAAATACTGGTTATGGTATGGGTTTACACACAATGGATTCTTGCACACGTTTTTTACTACAGCGTCTTTACTTATATCTAAATAACCAAGTATTAAAGGTCGCACATAAAATCTTTTGTTGAGTGTATAAACAGCAGGGACTTTGTTAACGAGAGATCCTTGCCAGTCGTAACACTGTTTGTGATCGAAATCGTTGTACGCAAGTTTTTCAAATAGTTCACTTAACTTATTTTGTTTTGCTATTCCGTAACCCAGTTCGAATCTGTCTGCTTCTAAACTTCTTGCAATGTCTAACGCCTGCGCCTGCGCGTGGGCAGCGTCGAATGCTTTTACAGATATTTTTACTTGAGTTTGTGCCTTCGAAACTAAAAGGCTGTACTGCTCAGAATTCATCACTAAAAAAGGGTTAGAAGAGTGTACAACTCTTCAAACCCTGTGAAGTTTATTTTTTACTAAGATAGTTCGCTGAACAGATTACGAACGCCCTCACCGACGTTTAGACCTTGTGATTTGGCTCTCTTGCCAACTTTTAAAAGCTCTTCTGACGTTGCTCCTTGATCAATTAGAGCTCGAACATCTTGCAAGCCGTAACCTCCTGCGCCGGCCGAAGCAAAATCATAATCGGCAAACCTGCCGGCAGTCTGTGAAGAAGTAGAGGTTGAAGAACTTTCTGAATTCGGCGTCGCTCCAAGGCCCTGCTCTTTCATGTATGTCTCGTAAAAAGGTCTCAGAGCATCGCCGACAGTGCCTGCGCGGTAACCGGTGCCGTAATCTTCACCACCTGCACCACGGAACTTCATTTCTCCTTGATCGAAACGACCTTGGATCACTCCAATTTTGTCGAGCTGAGTATCTTCTCCACCAGGGCGGTAGAACGCTTTTGCTTCGAGGAATCGACGACCTGCGTCTTTTTGATCAAAGAAATTTTTGTCTTTACCAAACATGAAATTCACATAGTCACCGTAAGCTCCCTCTTGATCTCGTTCTGTTGAACCGAGCTTTCCGGCTACACCGATGCCTTTATAAGGAGTGAAACCTTCTTTTTCGACATTTTTATAGAAACGATCGATGTCAAAACCGTAGTCGTCTCCCTCTTGAAGATCTTTCAAAAGAGGATCAAAAAGCGTGTTGTACTGCTCTTGCGTGGTGAGCTTGTCACCGACAGCACGTTTGAGAAGTTGGTTAGCCTTACCAACTGCTTCTTGCCGACTCAAGTCTTTGGTGTAATCCTGGGGCGTCCTGCTGAATTTAACGGCTTCAGGGGTGAAATATGGCTGAGATCCGGTAGGCGTGGTATCAGTAGTAGGACTACCGGTTTGATCTGCGTCGATGTTGGCATCTACGTTAGCTACGCCAGTGTTTGCCCCAATGTTGCTGCCGACAATATTTTGAATACCACCGCCTCCGAAACCACCGCCGCCAAAACCAAGCATCGCAGCCGTACCAGTCTGAGGCTGTGGTCTCATACTAAGAGCATTTCCCTTACCTTTCGTTTGCTGCATCAAGCTGAGAAACGGGTTAAGTCCTCCCGTGGCCTCATCGTCATCGCTAAATAAACCGGCTAAGTCGATACCAAAAAGACTTCCCGCCGGACGAAAAGGAGTGCTAGTCATCCTCAGACTTGTTCACATATACAACTAATTTAGCTGTTTTTGAGCCAATAGCGACTGATATCAAATCCAGGTCCACATACTGATTTTAAAGTTCTAGATATCCTGGACGCTTCCTCGTAATCTTTAAATCGTTTTGCTTTTTCTTTGTCTTTTGTATACGAACAAAGTAATTTTTTACTTGTATTCAGACAGTCAAGAACATACTCGTTATCACGAGTCACAATCCAAACTTCTCTAAAGCTGAGAAGTGGCATAGCGCTACGTTGCTCATCTGTATACAATCTTCCTGTTAACTTACACTCTGTCGCCTTATCTGTCTTTTTTAATTTTTCTGTCTTAACTTTTACAGTCTCTTGTATGAGACCATTTTGTTTAAGTGTTTTATTTAGTTTTCTCGCAGCGTTTGCAGCGACTAAGGGCTTTGCATAGTGCTCCGTAGTAATAATCATGCACCCGTCTGTCTTAACGCAGCCGACATAACCACTGTCAGTCTTTGCTGTAAAGACGTCGCGCTTTTCGTCTTTAGGTAACCAAACAGTAATTAAATTCATTTTTCTGCCCAGGAGTCTCCGACGTTTGCGTCGCATTTAACGGGAACTTTACTCAAAACAGACTCAGCTGCAAGTCTCATTTCAGTCTCTAGCACGTCTTTGAAGTGATCTGCTTTGCTTTCAACCGCTTCGAAAATTAACTCATCGTGCACCGTGGCGATTGGACGGAAATTATCGTTTATCAATTTTCCTAGGCGGGCGATTGCAAGCTTCAGTATGTCCGCCCCTGCTCCCTGGATCAGGGTGTTGGCGCAGGTGGTCATGGCCGCGTCGTCGTAACTCAGCAACCTTCTCCTTCCAATAGGTGTTCTTACATAAGTCCAACCGTCCTGGACCATAGCGTTTCGTTCCCTGTGCCATTCTTTGAGTCGCGGGTAGGCACGGTGGAAACCAGAATGAGCCACCTTAGCCTCAGATAATGAGATGATATTACCTGAACTAGCAGCGTATGTTTTGTATTTTTTGAAACCCATGCCGTACAAGAGAGCAAAGTTCAACGTCTTACCCATCTGACGCTGCGACTTTACCACTTCTTTAATCGGCACATGATAAATCAAGCTTGCAGTAAGTGAGTGCAGATCCGCCCCATCTCGGAAAGCCTCGATCATTTGAGGTATACCAATCAGCTCTGCTGCCAAACGAAGCTCAATCTGTGAATAGTCTGCGATAACGAATTTGAATCCTTTCGAAGGGACAAAACATTCTCTAAACTCTTTGTCTCTAGGCACTTGTTGAATATTGATTCCCCAAGATTCTTTTTTCTTATTACCTGTTACACGCTTGGAGCCAGAGCTTGTGAAGCGTCCGCTGTTGGCTCCATAGGAGTTGTACCCACTGTGCATCCTTGAGGATACAGGGTTGATGTTGGTTAGAATTTTTTCGACGTGGGCAAGAGCAGTTTCAAGCTTTGTTCGTTTTCTGAGAAGGTTTAGTGTTTCGTCATCGCTGTCAAACTCGCTCAATGCAACCTGAGACAGCGTTTGTTTTCCAGTTCTAACGTCAGTTGGTAAAGCAGTGCCGATCTGATTGAAACATCTGACACATTGTGCATTAGATCCAGGATTGAACTCCTTTTTGGCGTTCTTTCCGATGGCGATTGCCCCATCGGCCCTTCGTGGGAGTTTGAATTCATCTTGAAGCCGACTATCAAGGGACTCACAAAATAATCTAGTAGCTGTGTCTAGCTCCTGCTGTTTTAAATGCTGTAGGGCTCTCACTTTACTGACATCCACACCGAAACCATAGTGACACATCAATGCCACTGGGCGGATGACCTGACTCTCGAGAGTGTAGACCTCGAGAAGGTTTTCAGCTGCCAGTTCATTTAGCTGAAGCGCGGCGATCTGCGGAAGAATATCGACGTCTTTTGCTGCGTATGTAATTTGATCTAAAGACAATTCTTCAGCACTCCAATCTGAAACCTGCTGTTCTTTAGAGATTTCGATTTCGAGTCTTCTCGCTACAACAGCTTTTAAGGAGCAACTAACGTCTCCGAAAAAAACTTTCTCGGTCTTCGGACTTACTTTCTTTTCTTTATATCCTGCTCGCAGGCAGCGCTCAGCTATGAACGTATCGAATATTTTTTTCTTATAGTCGATACCCAGTTTGAGAAAAAATTGTAAGTCAAAATTAGCGTTGTGAAAAAGAAGCATCTGCCTCGACTCTATGAGTGCTTTAAGACCGTCTATGTCTTTGCACTTAAAGAAATCGATTACATATACGGTTCTGTCTTTAACGTCTTCTTGTGTTGTGCAGAGTTGAAGAAGTCTCGGTTCGTGTACTCGCGCATCGAGCCCCGTGGTTTCAAAGTCAGCGCAGAGTTTGGGGACTGTCCATAACTCAGCAAGAGCAGCTTCGAACTCTTGGCGGTTGGTGATGTAGTTGACGTTCATAGCATTAAAAAAGGACCGCTTGATTCGCGGTCCTATGAGGTTAGCCCGACTCAGCTAATCAAGCTTTGCGAGTGTTCCAAAAATTCAAGATAAACTGATCGACATCTGCCCAGGTATCCGCCAACACTTGACCTGACTCAGTAAGCTCCAGACGGTAGACCTTTCGTTGAAGGTGATTCTCAGTACCATTAAGCTGTTTGTCAGCTGAGCCAAATTCAATCTGTTCCTCGACTTTGATGAATCCAGTCTGCTTCAAATAAGCAGTACCTTCTCGGAGCGCACCGTACACAGGAGAGCTGTGGTAAGTGAGCAGACCTTTTTGAGGCTTAGCTACGAAAGGCATGAACTGTCCTTGAACTCGTTTAAATCCTGCAAACAGTTCTGACTGTGCATCTACGTCGCGATCCCAGAGGTCATTAACTTGATTCACAGCGATTTCTCGGATTGTGCAAGTTTTACCGAAGGACAAGCTGTGAACGACCATAGCTGCGCCAACGTTCTTGAGACTCTTATAACTGCAAAGCTCTTCTAACGCTTGATCGAGTGTGATCTTTTTGACTTCCATCTGGCTGATGGTGTGTCGTCCCCGATTTTGCTTCCGTTTTTTGATTGAAGGTGACGTGATCGCAAGCTTGGCAGCAAGGGTTGCAAGCTCGGGGTGCTTCTTTTCAATACTTAGACTGAAGAGTTTGCTGCTGTCGAGAAGTTTGGTGTCGACGTGGTCCATTAAGTCCACTGTGACAGTTGGAGCTTCGCTTCCGATTGACAGAAGTGTTTTGGCTTCGGATTCCTTCAGTTGGATTCCGGCGATTTCAAATTTGACTTGCATGTTGTTGGCAATCAACTCGTACAGCGTAATGACATTCTTTGAGCCGTCAACTGCACTTTATTTTCGTAATATCCTTCTCTATGTCCATCACTATGTTCCACAATTCATACTTAGTGCACCTAATCACATGGTGTAGCTCGTGAAGCGAGTCACAAGAATAATTTTTAGTTATGTAGGGTTGGATTCGTATAGTTTTTTCTGATCGAGGGTGACTATCCTGTCCTATCATCAAAACATTAAATATCTCTGGACCGGTAAGGTAGGTAATCAATCGATCCTGATATGAAGTCACCTTGACAGACTGGTTCAGGTCAATGAGGCACCCCGCAATCCAGTCAAGCAGCTCTATCGAAGCCTCGAGGTGCATATACTGCTCCGCAATGCTTTCGAAACTTTCTACTGCTTCCCTAACAGAATTCACGGTGCTTCAGATTCATAAACTTAGGCTAGATCTTATTTAACTTATAGCTTTTTGAAATAGAGCAGAGTTCTCTGCATCTTCACAGATATCTACAAGATGCACCGTATCACAGAATCTTGTCAAACTCTGACTCTTCTTACCTATGCAGAAGGCGTGAACGTCAAGGTGTTTTGAGTCTTTGAAGAGATTGAACTTACGAACAGTGGCGTCAGTAACTTGGCACTCTCCGTCAGTGATAATAAGTATGTCTGCTTTAGGATCGATTTCAGCGCGAGAGTAAGCGTGCTTCATTACTTGGTCAAATGAAGTTCCCCCTCGAGTAAACCAAGCCATCAGAAACTCAAGAACTTCCTCGCTACTTCCAGAGCGTGGCTCCAGAATTATGCTTTGGTTGATGCCTGTGTCAAACAAATGGACTTGTATCTCGCGGTTGTCTTTCGAGCACTGTTCTGCGATTACATAAGTGATTGCCTTTGACCAAAGCTCCGATGACCCAGCCATCGAACCTGAGATGTCTACATACATAACGACAGGACCTCGATCAACCTCATTACTCTTCGCTTCAAAATCTTTGCTGAGTATTGTTTTTTGGGAGTATTTATAAGCAAAGAGTGCTTTGCCTTTGGTGGTTGCAGCGAGGGCAATCTCAGAAGGAAAAGCTTTAGTCACGTTGTCAGACATCTTTGCTCCAACAATGTCGCTGTAACTAGAGCGTTGGTTTTTTGCACGTAATCGTTTTGTCCAAGACTGTTTGAGACCGCCCAGTTTTTGAGCTAACTGCACAAGTCTTTTGTTTTTGCGGAGCCGTTGAGCTAGTTCTTGCTTTTGTTTAACGTCATCGAGGCGTACCCCGAAACCCTCGTGGTCTCCAGCCAGGCTGCTCATGGCTTCCTGAATGTCTTGAGCTTCTTGCTGAGCTATCTCAATTGAATAATCGATGTCGGCTTTGTATCTGTCGTGGTGCTCGTTGAGCGTGTCTTCGATGGCCTGACCAAGCTCTTTACCTTTTTGCCTCAACTCTGCAGCTTTCTGCGTGTCGCCCTGCTGCATTGCCTCGACGAACTCTTGTCGAATGTCCGCGAGATCCTGCGACATTGAAGTCATCGCAGCCTGAACACCATTGTCTTCAGACATCATTTCTTCAAGGAGCTCGCTCAGTTCGTTCAACACACAGACAGCTGTGTTGCCTGATTCGAAATGTCTTCCCAAGCAGTTTTGTTGAATCGATGCGTAAACATGACTGTTGGCAACATCGATGAGAATGTTGTTCCAGAACGCATTTTCAGGCTTGTAACCCTTTGGCATCGAGGGTGTCTCGCCGTTTTGTTTCTGCCGGAAGTAATTCTCCATCTCGTCGAGAGACACAAGAGGGGTAACTTCGCCCCCTGAATAAAAAAACTCAAAGAGCTCTTTTCCGAACCGACTCAGCTGTCTGATCTCGAATCGATCAGTGAAATACTTGACCTGAGGCCTAGTTTCCCTGACAAAATCAGGCCACAAGAAATCCGTGAGAGCGGAGACAGAAAGAACTAAGGGATCAGATCCAGCGAGTCTTAACAGTTCTGTTGTTGATTTCATTTTGAGTAACGAGAAATAGCTTCTGCAACTTGGTCAGCGTTGTGGTTGATGCTCTGACAAAGCTTGGTTGCTTTCATTCTTTGAGTAGCAGTAAACCTTATATTGTTGTTGTCCAACGCTTGTTCTGCCTTACCAGCGATGTGGCGGAGCTCTGTATGAATTTTTTTAAGGCTTTGCATATGATGGTTGACTTCAGAAACGTTGCTCATGCTGCGAGTCCGCAAAGAGTTAAACTCATTCATAACGTGAGTAGAAGCTTTTGAAAGTGAGCGAATAAATTTGTCAGCTGTCGGCACAACTTGATCTACAACTTCCTTGATTGTTTCTAAATCTTCCTCTGATTGATAAACAATGTGATGAAGTGTGGAGTGTAGATACTCAGGATGCAAAGCGTCATCACCTTGCACCACAGCCCAACCACGGAGAAACCTGAGAATCTGGACGCGGCGTCGGTCAGAAATAACCATGCCTCTGCTTTCAAGCATGTCCATGCACTCAGTGAAGATGTCGATGAATTCTTCAGACGCTTCAACTTCGTTAGCTGCTTTCTGTAGGGTCTCGAGGCTTTCGATTGTAAGTTCTGACTCCACCGCAGGTCGTTTACCAGACAAAGCCCAGCTATAAAGCTTTCGTTTGCTCGTGGGTTTTTTGAGTCCTTCGATGGTCGGACGGAAAAGAAAACGATCACAGAATGCCTGGAGTGATTCTTCCGCTGGGAAAGAGTTTGTTGCCGCTACGACTGATTTGATTTTCGTTTGTACAAGTTCTTTGCCGTTGTTAAAGGTGCGCTCATTCAAAACCTGAAGGAGCGAATTCAGCACAGCGGAGCTACCGCGAAACAGTTCATCGAGAAAAGCTATGTTGCTGTCGGGAAGATAGCCTTTGATGTCCCGCGTGTATTCATCCTCGAGCAGTTTCGATACAGCGACTGGACCGTAGAGCTCTGAGGGATCAGTGGTCGGGGAAAGAAGGTAACCAAAGAATTTGCTTCCGCTGAAACCGTTAGCGATCTGCCTGACGAGCTCTGACTTGCCTGTCCCTGGCGCACCGAACAGGAAACAGTTTTGCTCAGTGATGATCGAGGCAATGACTCCGTCGATGACATCAGTGCGCTCAAGAAATGTGTTGTTGAGACTTACTCGAAAGTTTTGAAGGGAAGTGAAAGTAGAGCTATCCATGATCAGAAAAACTTGCGTTTAGATTTTTTGTGAATGTCGATTGACCCTGTGTGGAGCAAACGTTCAAAAGTCGCAGTCTTCTGTCGACTTGACTTTGGTCTCTTTAAGCTCCTCAGCAATTGAGTCCATGAAGGAAGCTCCAACCAGAAGTTCCTTAGTTTTGCCAAATACCTGTGAAAGATGCTTGGCGCGGTGCTTGTAAACACCTGTCTGAGCTTCGATTTCCGTTTCAAGCGCTTGGAGATCATCGAGGGATTTGCAGTTTGAGATTGTTTGAAGAAGAGTTTCGTAAGAATTCGAAAGGGTAAGAGACATCTGTAGAGCCTCAAACCCCTTAGACGAATCCTTACCCTTGACGATTGCCGTGGCCTCGTCGCGTATCTCTTGGCGTATTTCGGAATAACGCCTGAAGGCATTAATTCTCTCGATACCTTTAGGAGCATCGCGCATCGTTTCGCCGACACGAATTAGATCCTGGAGGAGCGAGGTAATTCCATTGAGCGATGGACAGTGTTTGGAAGCAAGTTGCAGGTGAGAATGAATGTACTGCCAAGTTCCTCGCCGTTTAGGGTTGTTCGAAAGAACTCTTTCTCCGACTTTGCTAGCGGGACGCACATCGAGATCATCGAGAAGCTCAGCGACTTTCGCAAGACTCGAGTCGAGCGCCCCGTCTTGAGCTGCTTTCAAAACTTCCGAGGTGTTGATCGCCGCTTGCTCTTGCATTTGTGATGCAAGGTCGTTCGGATCATCCACCCGCTCGAGCGATGCAGGGTAAGGACCTACGACACACACATTAATGGGGCTTGAAAACTCTTTCGCTGTGGGGAAGATTTTCATATAAGCCTCGCGGACCATTGCTAGTTCCTGCTGGTCCTGGAACAGCGGAGAAAAGAAATCATCGATGGTGGCTTGCCACTTCCCAAACTCCTCCGACCACAGTTCTTTTAACGAGCTGTTGAAGTCAGCGGCTTTTGCTCTGATCTCATCAATGCGGTGCATCGCATCTTCGAAGTAGTCAGGGTGCAGGAAGTGGACATCTCCGTGTGAGATTGTGCAGTCGCGATACAGATATTTCTGCAAGAGCCTCAGCTCATCCAAATAAGTCTTCAGGGCGCTAGATAGGTTGGGTCTGATTGACAAAGCGTTGGCACGCTTAAGGGTGTCGATGACTGACGGAGGCAGCTTGTAGTCCTCGAAAGCAATCTGTACGCTTTGTCGCACAGAAGCATTTACAGAACAATGCAGGATAAAAACTTCAGGGTTACTCATTTGGTGATGCGCTTGTAGGCCGTGGTGACTTTCTCAGTGACGAAGTCGAGTCCTTTGATCTTGAGCTGCTCAATCAAACTCTTGCGTTTGCTTTTCAGCAGCTTCAACTCTCGCTCAACTTTCTCGATTCGAATGTCGAGCTTCGCCAGTTCATCGCATGGAACAGGAAGCCGACTGACGCGAACGATTACTTGAGTCCCAATCTCGGGGAACTTGAATGGAGATTCAGGTCCCTGAAACTGCTCTAGCTCTACGCCTTTGGTGTCGGCGATAGCCAAAGATGTGTTCAGTGTGTCGCGAGACGCTTGCCATGGTGTGCCGAAGGCTTCGTCTACTTGAGCGAGTGCTTCGTCGCAAGCTGCCCAGAGCTTGGCGGTGTCGAAGGCTTTGGAGCGGAGGTCGTCGATTTTCATGTTGTTGAGATGTAATGGAGTGATCTACTGATCACTGAGCATACTGTAACGACACAGCTGCTGGTTGTCAACAGTGTGTGCTTCGCTACATCCTTGTGCTTTCTACAGGTAGTACAAACAGAAACTTTTAATTAAAAACTTTTTCATACAAAGAATGAATTAAACAACTTGTCACAAAACGTGTGTTGTTAAAGAGACAGGCAATGTTTCACAGGTTGTTGTACCTCGTTTCGTGATTACTTTCCGAATGGAAAGTCTTTCACACCTGGGATCGAATTTTTAATCCCGTCGTCACCGCCGATAGGTAATCCTTTAATCGGCGCTTCAGGAATCATTTCGACAGTCAGATTGATGACTGCGTTCGAGATGAGTGAAGGCAGCTTCATGTACAGGAACACTGCACCTACTGATAACCCAGCAGACATCAGAAAACTGAGGATTGCCAGGGTGTCAATTAACTTTCTCAAGATACTCTTTCTCCTTGCTGTAAGGCGGATGAGAATAGAACTCAATTAAATCATAGACATAAGGAACCAACCAGGTCGGCGGCCAACAGTATTCCCAGTTGTCTGGGCGCATACAGCCAACCACCACTACCCGGTAAAAGGACCAACCGTAGTTGGCCCATGTCCTCACTTTTCAGAACAGGTTGAACTTAGCACCAGCTTTGATGCCGACGGTCAGTTCGTCGCCCGTGATGAAGGAAACTTCACCATAGACGGGACCACTGCTAATACCAGCCTTACCGGAGATTTCGATCTCGCTTTCGCCAGAATCAGGAATCAAAACGGCTGGACCCGCTTGCACATAAGCACCGTTGTCAAACTCATAACCAACGTGGCCTTCAACGATTGCAGAACCGAAACCGCTGTCAGAACCGAAGCCGGTGTTGAGCTCAGGGTTCACGAACACTTCGCCTGCCATGCCTGCACCACCAAAGGTGAGGAGAGCAGCGACTGCACCGAGAGCAGACTTGATCATTTTGGTAAAGAAAAACCATCTTAACAGTAGGCATACTTGCAAAGTGAGTCGTTCTTATGTGTGCCAATTTTCAATGTGCATTCCTTAACGCAGTCAACGTCTGTATCGTTTCTCGTGTGATCTTTATCTCTTCTTTATCTAGATCCACATCTAATCTGTCTAACTCAGCTTGAAAGCTCCCGATTGTGTGATCCTGGTTCTTCCTAGGCAACCTGCAATACGTTTCAATAAACGAAACAGAAAGCGGCGTTCTCATGCAGCGTGGGCTCCAGCATCTTCCAAATAAGGTTGCCACAGGTTCTTTCCCCTGTCTGAAAGAGATATGTAAAACAATCTCTTATCAACTGATGATGTTTCCCGAGTGATCAAACCATGCTTTTCGAGATCCCTTAACACCCTGTGAATCGTTGTCTTTGAGAGATTGCTAAGGTTTGGAATGTCGTTCATAGTGCTGCTCAAGACAGGGAAGGGCTCTGACTCTGCGACGTTTATGAAGACAGTGAAGTGACAGATACTGAATGTTTTACATTCAGACCTAAACTTAGCTAGAAGAATAGATAGTTTCATTGTGTAACGTGCGGAACTTACGTGAATTAGAGATAAGTGTTACAGTAACAACAGATACTGATTTGCAAATGTCACCTGTCGTTGTTGATTTTCTGGGTAAGAAACGTGCTCAGCTCAAGCGTGCTCAAAAAGTGCAGATGCTTGAGAAGAAGCGTGATGTGATTGAGGGACGTAATGTCCTGGTTTATCGGGGTGTTCCCTACGTTCGCTACAACGCACGATGAATCCTCTGCTCGGGCTAACACTAAGGCTGGACTACGATCTGCCGACGTATGATCCAGAAGTGCACGAACTAAAGAAAACGTTCGCATTTCTGACGTACCGTGGCGTGACGTATGCCAAGTGGGTAGACCTCGAGTCCAGAGGACCTGCCAGAATCTGGGCTATTGGATAGTCCTGGTTAAGTCACTCACCTGAATAAGCTCCTCCAAAAGCTTCAATCCTTGAAGTGTGGAGGGCTGAAGTTCATAGGATCGATCCAGTTTGAGGCGCATGTCGTCCTTGAGCTGGATTCTTTCTGTCGGACTCATAGAGTCGAGCATGAACAAAATCGCTTCGCTGTAATGTTCTGCGGTGTTAGCCATTGATGTGAAGGACTTGTGAAAGTTGATGTTCAGGCACTCTACGCGGAAACGTGAAAGCCTGTGCGTGTGATGGAATACTACGCCATTGGTGCTTAACACCAACGACTTTGCTTAAGGTTTGCCAATACCACTTACCCTGCACCTGGATGATCTCAGTGCATCCGTTGAACTCACGCATAAGAGCGTTGATTCTGGATTTTGTGGTGAGCGTCGTGAACCCGTGGTGGTTTACCTCGAGCTCATCCTCAGTCAATTTGCATATGCATTTCGAGTAGAGGTAGACGTTAATTCGCTTTGATAAACCAGGAAAGTCGATAACCTCAACCCTTGTGTTCCTCAGGCTGAAGTCTTTCTCCTTTCTTATCGCGTCGAGCATTTGCTCTTCGATTTTTCTCGGCATTGGAGATTCGTCGTCTGACATAGAAAACTGCCTCAGGATGATCTTTGCGGAGTTGGTTTACTCGTTTGTTTGCTTGATCCCAGGATTCGCAGTCTTCTACGATTACACCTCGACCTCCCGTGGTTACGTCATACTTTCTGATATGCAATATCTGTGACAAGCTACGGGCAGGGCTCAAAGTCGTTCGGCAGGACTGCATAAACGAGATCGTATTGCCCGTCATGTTCATTCTTGAACTTGACTAAGGCATCAATCGAATCTTCAGCTGTAACAACAGTTTTGGTCAGGTTGTTGTCTGCATCCCGATAGCGAATGAGAAAAGTCATGAGCATACCTGAGTCTTTGAAAAGCCGAATTTCTCAGTGATCTTATCGCGTTGGCGATCACTCCTTAGCTTTGATGCAAGCTTTGCAACATGATCCATCACTTTGAGTGTTTCTTCAGTGGTCGAGCCCTCGGGCATACCCTTCTGGACAACCCCAAAACATTCAAAAAACAGATCTGCTGCTTCCGAGATCTCAGCAGGAGTCAAAGGTTTAGTGTCAAGCATCGATGTGAAAATAAGGGTGATCAGTGTCAAGAACTTGATTTTGACCCGATGCAAATACAAACCGGTCAATCGGTAAGTATTCGTCGGTTGCAGAACAATATACCGTGGGCACACAGTCCAGCTGCTTTTTGTCAAGAACCTCAAGGATTTGAAGCAGTGTCCTGTAAGTTGGTGCGTTTCCTGAGGTAGACATTTTTAAAGGATTGCTTTGGGATCAGGCTAAGCGGCCTATACAAGCGTGCTCGGTTGATGCCGAAAAGCTTTACGTTGGCCTTCCCTATCATCATTATCTCAGACGAATCCGACCGAGTAACGATCAACATCTGGCTCATCTTTGAAATAAGCATTTACTAC